ACTTAATGCGCTGTATGTCCATGGTCAGGTCGGCAATGCTTAAACCAAAGAAAGCGTGCGGCTCTGGATCTGGGCAGAACATTGCAAAGGGAATATCGTCGCAAGGATCGTTTCTCTGAACCTCGTAGGTTGGTCCAGCGCAACAAATCTTGCGCAGCTCACCGATGCCGTCTCCATCCATATCGATGCGCATGTAGGCTTCGACATAAAGCACGCGCTTGCGAGTAGGGTCCGAATAATCCCGCGTCTCTTGGCTGCGCTGACGCTCCCGAGCCTCGACATTGAAAAGATCAAAGTCTTCTTCCTCAGTCGCGTAATCGATTATGTCATCGTAGTCGTAGCCCATTTCAACGAGCTCGCTAACAGTAGCGTAGCGGCGGTGAGCGACGAGATCCGCATCAGTGAAGGAGCGAGCGTGGCGACTGACAAGAATCTCTTCGGGAGGCACCGCCGCTACTTTCACTTTGCCGTTAGCGCGACGATGCGTAACGCTGACAGAAAAAAGTTGGACTTGTTGGCCATCGGGCGAATCGAACGTGTCGGTGCTCGCGGTTTCTAATGATGTGACATCGACGTTAGGATCGCTGTTAAGTGCAGCAAGCGCTTGCTCGTCGAGTCCTGTTAATTTGTAGGATTGAACTTCTTCGCTCTCATCCCAGTAATACTTCAAGAAGCCACTGCCCTTGACGAGTGCGTCTTTAAATACCGAATAAAGAATCTCGATATACGATTGATCTTGATCTTGTTGCAGGATGTAGTTTGCGTAATCAGTCGCCTGACTCGCGAGAGCCAGATCTTCTGGACCTTGCGGCGCATACTCAACAACGTGGTCGGACGCGGTGAAGATACGCACAAGCGAAGGCAACATAGCCTGCACGGTATCGCGGACATCCATCGTCATTGCAGTTGATCGACCGTCCTGCTCATTGCCGAAAGGCTCGCCGTTATAATATTCGGCTGCCTCAGCTCTGCCAGGGCTGATCGTGTTATCGATAAAATCAACGGCGTCTTCAATGGACTCAGTAACGATTGACTGAATCTCTTCTTCGCTGATCACTTCTTCACTGACAAATTCTTCAGTGGTTTCTTGCCCGTAGGAATAGGTCTCACTCATGATGTATAATTCCTTGTATGAGCAAGATCACTCCAGCCCAGTATTTTGATCCTGAAACCGATTTAGGTAGGCGGCGCATTGCTGACATCCCGAAAAAGTTTGCGCGCATCAGAGCAGTCCTTGCGAACGAGCCGGCTGACGGTCAGTGGCTCCAGGAAGAGCTTGCCCGCCAAGAAGAACGCCTAAAGCAAAAGCAGGGACTAATCCCTTATCCACAAGTTTCCGAACCCCTGCAATTCCCTCACGCTCCAGAGCAGCCCGAACACGAGTAACAATCGTGCTGCGCTCGCCGGCAGACGGAAAATCTTTTACTAACTCAGCATCTAGCTGCTCTAATCTGGGCGAAATCTTTTTAGCGCCTGCGTCCAGTAAACCGCGCATCTCTGCACCAACTTCTTCGAGCGGTCCTAAGTATCTGCTGGGGGTGTAGGTCCAATTCGTTGTATCGCCTACTAAATCTCCGCTGTTTAGTCCCCATTCAGTGCTAGCAGGATCAAGCGTGTCTTTGACAACCTTGGAAAGCCTTTTTTGCCATTGCGGTGTTTTCTTGGGGGCTGTATCTCCGACTAACTTACCCAGCTCATCTGGGCCCAAAGTTATAATCGAAACTCCGTCTCTGGAATGCAGAGGTATCAATAAACCAGCACCAAATTCATCGTTGATAGCTTTTTCAAGTTTTACAATTTGTTCTGGGGTTATGGTTTGACCGAGGTTCACTTGCAGCGCATTTCTTGTCGATGCGTTAGGTGCTTTCGTTATTGATGTATACCCAACAGTGTCTTGAGCTCTTAGCAAACCCTGCATTGCCGCTGAGGCTTCTACCAATTTTCTGCTTGCTGGATCAATAACTTTTGCTTCGATACCTTTGCCCGTCACTGGGTCAACAACTTCGCTAGAGGCCTTACCTACAGAAACAGGAATACCAACACTTGGATTGCTGGCTCCCTCATAAACTCCAGGGGCTCCATATGTTGGCGATGTCATCGCTCCCGATTGAGCTGTCATGAAATCTAAACCACCAGGTGTCTGCATTGCCTCATCTTGCAACGCACTAAACTCATCTAGTGCTTGCCTGTTTTGCGGGTCTAACAATCCACCAAGATGACCCAAGCTGGCAGAAGGCGCAGCCTCTGTTCTTATCATCGCTTGCGGTGTAAAGTCCTGGAACATTTTTCCCGCTTCAGCGATTGTCGTTCCTTCCTCTTCGGCTTTTTGCGCAATCCATATAGCGGCCTGGACACGATCGGCATTCCAATCATCAACCCCGCCGACTTTATTTTCGATAGCCCAGTCAACCAGCTTGGCCGTTTCCTCATCCATAAAACGATGTTGAGCGTCACTCAACCCACCAGAAAAATTCGACCCATCTGCGTTCGTATAACCGAAAGCTCTAGCCTGGCGAATATCGTTTGTTTGACGAGCTCTCCCCACTTCTTGATTAAGCGCTTCGTAAAACGGCTCTCTTTTTGGACCAAGCGGCGGAGAAACACCTTCAAAGATTTTGTCGATTGACGGCCCCATAGAGCTAGGGAATCGACCAGTATTAATTGTGTCTCCAACGATTGCTTGGTTGTAGCCTTTCATTGCCATAGTAGCGTTAGCCGGAACACTCGTTCCTTGGCTAGTGATTGCAGCAGTTGCTGCGTACTGGTCCTGCCTGCCGGGCCTGCTAGCAGTTTGTTGTTGCATGAAGTCATTGGTATCTTCATACCACCGCCTATAATCAGCGCCCTTCTCTGCATAATCTCGCAAGCGCCTTTGCATGGCCGCTAATCGTTGTTTGGAATTGATTCCCGTTGGAGCGCCACGATACTTCCCGGTCGTGCTAAAGGTTCGCTGTGTGCCCTCTGCGAGAGCCTCTGGGGCGCTATCCCCTTCGAACTGCAAACGAGGTACATCATCAGGGACCAAGTCCTTAGATTGACGAACTGCTTGCGCAGTTTTGGAAAGTGCTTTAATTGGTACACCAACAGCAGCAAGTGGCCCGGCGGCGGTCAGCCCATCACCAAGCAAACCTAAGCCCTGCAACCCCACGTCCACAAAATTACCCTGCTCAAAATTTTGAGACATGCTTGGCATGGGTTGCGCGGTTTGCATGTAATTAGGCAATTGCTCCATAGTTATATTGCTAGGGGGCATTGGTGCCATTTGACCGGCAGCATCAAGAGTAGCAGCGCTGGGCAGCATTTGACCGCTGAAGTAAGCCGCTTGAGCCGGGGTTGGGGTTACTGCGGAGGCAACATCCTGGCCCTGCTGGATTTGCATTTGCTTCCTGCGGAGTTCTTCCTCTGCTTGCTGCCTTAAAAAATCGAGTAAAGCCATCTACTTCTTTGGCTTCTTTGCAGGCTTGCTTTTTTTCTGGGGGGTCATCAATGCTTCGATGGTTGCGGCAGCATCTCTATGACCCTGGGGGCCGTTCTTATAAGGCTTCATTTACACCACGCATTTTTTTGGGGTCATTTATTGTCCCCCGCAAAAACTTGATGCATAACCCCTAAACCATGGCGAGGTTGCGCCTTATCGGCTTCGACCAATTGCTGGCCATCCCGCCGCCATGAATCACCGTGGCTGCCTCGACCGCAAAGGTTAGACAAACCGCATCCGCCCTGTCGGGACTCGCCAGACCTCGCTTGCTCATTTCTGCTTTGGATTCGATTTGCAGCTTTCCGCTGGATGTGAATTTGTATTTGATCGCAACGAGTTCTGCCAGCAAATGATCATCGACCGGCATACTTACATCCCTGGCCTCTAGCCAGGCTTTGAGCTTGTACCAAAGCTCTGCTCTGAGGTTTAGATACGTACCCCTTAGCGATGGGCTCTCAGCAGTATTGACGCCCACAGCGGGCAATTGCAGCTCTCTCAATCGATCACACACACCACCACCCACTCCGATCGAATCCACGCAAATCATGCTAGGTTGCTGCCTGGGCAAACAACCCTCGTACTCGGCAACGACCGCCCCGGTCAATTGCATCAGGTCCAGTCCGCGCCAGGTCTCCATTGCTAGGATCTTGCGGCCTTGTCGCTTACATAACACGCTAGCCGCACTGCCAAAGCGCGCCACGTCCAATCCCCAGATGATCGGCTCATCCTCTGTCACCTCAACGTCGCGCCTCTGGGCGCTCTCAACGAGCTCTAGTGGGATCACGGTATCGTCATCTCGCGCAGGAAAATCGCCTAACACGCGGACTCTGTAAGCATTGCTCTCTTCGCCGTACCTGACCTTCATCTCGCTGACGTATTCATCAGAGACGAGTCCGCTATCGACGCAGCTCACTTTGCGGGTCCACCACTCGCCTGCCTGGCGATGATGCGTATCGAAAAAGAATCCGCTCGATCGAGTTGGGTTGCCTAACAATATCGTGCTGGCGTTATGCCCGGACATCGAGCCCGCGGCAGCCTCAAACACCTGTTCAGGAATACCACTCGCCTCATCACAAATGAGCAGCACGTTATCGCTATGCACGCCCTGAAGCGCCTCTGGCGTTTCTGCGCGACTCGTTCGACAACTGATGAACGCCTCACTTGGCGCAGCTTTGTGGCTCACGCGATCGGATTTAACGTCGAGGATGTCTTTTAGGGCGAGCGGTAGCTCGTTGATCCAGCGCTTCACTTCAGCGAACAACGCATCGAACAATTGCGCCGATGTGGGTGCAGTGACAACGATTTTGACGGGGTATCGAGTAATCAGGAACCAAAGCATCAACCAAGAAGCTGCGGTCGATTTGCCTACGCCATGACCCGATCGGATGGATAGCTTCCGCTCGCCGTCGCAGACGGCTTGCATCAGCTCGGCCTGCCAGGCCTGCGGTTTAACTTTTAAAACGTGTTCTACGAACGCTACCGGATCATTCCGATAGCGCAGCAGAAATTCTTTATAAGGATTTTCCTCGGCCATCAAGTGCTCGCTTCACTGCCATATGAGATGTTGGCAGATCATAGAGCGACTGAACTTGATGCGCTATCGCGCGCAGGCTTTTACCTTGATGCTTCATCGCAACCATAGTCGCGACAGCCCGAGCCCGGATCGGCAGTTGCTCAAGGCGGGCTTCGCGACCCTCGCCGATTACGCAATAGCCCCAAGGGGCGGATCCGCCGATATGGCCGCCGCGTTCTTTTTTGGCCTTGCGGCCAATGTCGCATTTCTCTAGCAGCTCTTCTCGATAAATGTCAGCAACCACGCTCATCACACGGCTCGCGCCTCTCTGGCAAGCGTTAGTCTTGTTCATATCACCTAGCTGAACCGAGGTTACCTGTACGTCGAGTTTAGTGAGTTGATGCAGTGCTCGCTCGCCGTGGAAATGATCGCGGCTGAATCGGCTCGGATCGTAGCAAACGATCTGGTCGCCGGGCTCCAGTTGCACACCACGCATACTAGGACGATCGAAAAAGTAAGTTGTGCCGCTTACGCCGGCATCTTCTAACCACTCATCGACCTCGTATTTGCCGGCAATGATTTCTGCTTGCGTACCTAGCGAAGTGCCGTCGGCCTGCTCTTCTGTCGAGACTCTAGTGTATCCGTAGATCATGCTGCCGCGCCTTTGCTGGTAATCTTCATTCGCTGCGAGTCATCGCCATTCCATTCAACGTCAAGATCGCATTTCTCAAAGTAAGATTTGATGCTGTACGCTTTCTTGCGGATCACCAAATGTTCGTAATCAGAC